TATTTTCATCGCACGTTGAGAAATTTATTCTCCGTGCATGACCACACTTTCAGACCAAATCGCCGCCGATGCCATCAAGCCGCAGTCAATGTCGGGCGATGGGGTCAGTGTCTCTAATCGATCGCTGGCGGATCAAATCGCCGCCGACAAATACGGTCGAGCCAACGCCGCAGCCGCATCACCGGCCAAGGCGATCAAGACGATGTTCATGAAAATCGTCCCGCCGGGGGCTCAATAATGGGCATCCTCGATTTCTTTCGCCGGCCGAAGCCGTTGCGAGCCACGTTTGACATCGCGCAGACAACGCGCGAAAACAAAAACCATTGGGCCGCGACCGACAATTTGTCTGCCCGTGCTGAGCTTTCGCCGGGTATTCGCCGGGTGATCCGCATCAGATCCCGCTACGAGGCCGCCAATAATTCGTGGTACTCGGGCATGATCAGAACCGCAGTCAACCACATCATCGGGCGCGGGCCGCGACTTCAGGTGATGACGGCAAACCCCGAGTTCAATCAGCGGCTTGAGCTTGCCTACGATGCGTGGTCCAAAAAAATCAAGCTGGCATCAAAATACCGAACCGTCTACGGGGCTGAGTTTCGCGACGGCGAATCGTTCATCATGCGTGCCGAACGTCCTCGCAACTACCCGCTGTCGCTCGACCTAAAAATATTTGAAACCGAACAGATTGCGACACCATGGACGGGGGCAATCCTGCAGGATGCGTACGTCGATGACGGGGTTCGATTCGACGCGAACACGAATGAAATCGAATACTACGTCTACGATCATCATCCGGGGTCGAATATTCCAGTATCAACGCTCAAGGGCGAGTGGTACTCCGCAAACGAGGTGCTGCATTTATTCCGCTCTGAACGACCGGGCCAGACGCGAGGCATTCCGCGAGTCACGCCGTCGCTGCAGACGCTCCCAATCATGCGCCGGCAGGAATTGGCCACGCTGTTTTCCGCAGAAAGTGCCGCGAATTTTGCCATCTACATGAAGTCAAATTCCGCCGCCGTTGATCCTGCAGCCGCTCCGACAGACTTCGCCGAAATGGAGTTGGCTCGCAACATGCTGACGGTGATTCCTGAGGGATGGGATCTCGGTCAGATCGAGCCGAAACAACCGGGGCCGCTCTACGAGATGTTCCAAGGGCAGGCGTTAATGTCGTTTTGTCGCTGCACGAACATGCCGTACGCATTGGCTGCCGGGACCGCCAAGAACAGCAACTTTTCGAGCTATAAAGGCGACATCCGAAACGTATGGCGACCAGAAGTTGAGACCGAACAAAATCACTTTGAGCTAACGATTGCTGAGCCGGTATTCCAGTGGTTTCTCGAAGCTGCTGTCTTCGTGCCGGGTTTGCTCACGGGTGGGCCGCCCATCGACCAAATCAGGCACGAGTGGAACTGGCCGCCACTGCCAGACATCGATCCAGCGGACACCGTATCGACCAACGCCCAGCGAATCTCAACGGGTCAATGTTCTATCTCCCAGGTCTATTCCGAAAACGGGATGGACTGGGAAACCGAAGCCGCCAGTTCCGCCGCAGCGTGGGGCGTTGAGGTGACGGACTACAAGAAAGCGGTGTTTGACCAAACTTTTGGACTAACGCCGCAGCCAGTTCCGCCGCAACCAGCACAAGCCAAATTCCCGCAGGTGGCACCACAATGAAAAAACTCAATTTCACAGCAGCAATCGAGCTCAACGCAGCCGAAAACGCGCCAAAAACTGGACAAAAACGGTTCAAAATTCTCGCGTATTCGGGCGGGCTGCTCAATGTCGATGGCTTTCCATACCCGGTAATCATCGATCTGGCGGGACTGGTTTCAGACCATCAGATTCCGATCCTACTCGACCACAAAAAAACCGTCGAAGCCACGCTGGGGCTGACGGATTCAATCAAAAACGACCGCAAAACCCTCGTAATTTCGGGGCTCGTTACCGGCCAAAGCGAGATTTGCCGCCAAGTAATCGCACAAGCCGCCGCCGGGCACACGTGGCAAGCCTCAATCGGGGCCATGGTCACAGATTCAGTCGAGATCGAGCCCGGACAAACAGTCCAGGTCAACGGTCAATCATTTACGGGGCCGTGCATTGTCGCACGATCCGCATCACTGAGAGAGACGAGCGTGTTACCGGTTGGTGCCGACTCGACGACTTCGGTAAATCTTGCTGCAGCCGCAGCCATGAAGGGAAATTATATGCCGTCTTTTGAAGAATGGCTTGAAAGTCTCGGGATTGCCGCGGCAAGCCTGAGCGATGAGAACCGCGCCGTGCTGAGCATGGCTTACGACGCCGCAACAGCAAAGCCAACGCCAGCCGCCGCGACGATGGATGACATGCCAGCCGGAGAAAAACCAAAAGAAGAGCCGCCAATGGCCGCAGGTGCAATGATGAATTTGAAAGCCGCGCTCGCCGCGCAAAACCGAGAAATCGCCGCAAATCTTCGCCGGGTCGCCGAGATCCAAGCCGCCGCCGCTGGCAACCCGACGATCGCCGCAACAGCCATTGAACAGAACTGGTCAACGGACCGAGTCAAGTTAGAAATGCTGCAAGCATCGCTTGCAAAAACACGACCAACCTCGTTCCGCGCCGCCGAAAGCAATCTGGATCAGGCCACGGTTTTAGAGGCCGCGATTTGCATGACGCGAAAAACCCGTGAGGTCGAAAAAGACTTTACTCCCGCCATCCTGCAGGCCGCTCACTCTCAGTTTCGCCGGGGAATCGGACTCAAGCAAATGCTGCTGCAGGCCGCATCGGCTAACGGCTATCACGCCAACGCGGGCGAGGGAATTCACACGGGCAATTTGCGAGACGTGCTGCGGTTTGCCTGCCCCAGCGGTCAAGAGCTGCAAGCGACCGGATTTTCAACGGTCAGTGTGCCCAACATTCTGAGCAACGTCGCGAACAAAGAGTTGCTCACTGGCTACATGGAGGAAGATTCCGCGTGGCGGGAAATCGCCGCCGTGAAATCGGTCAGCGACTTCAAACAAGCGACCAGCTATCGGCTGCTCGACGACATGACGTACGAGCAACTGTCGCCAGCAGGTGAGATCCGCCACGGTGGAGTGGGCGAGGAAACCTACACCCGGCAGGTTGACACTTACGCAAAAATGTTCGCAATTACCCGCACAATGATTATCAACGACGACATGGGCGCGTTCGACGATCTGCGAGCCCGAATCGGTCGAGGCTCAGCCAAAAAGTTGAACCAAGTTTTTTGGACCGAATTCACGAACAACAGTTCGTTTTTCACAACCGGAAACACGAATTATTTGACGGGTGCAACCAGCAACCTTGGATCTGACGGGGTCGGTCTGGGGCTTGCGGTTCTGAAATTCCGGCAAATGACATCGCCAACAGCAGACGGCAAAAAGCGAGTCAACGCCGACACCGCAAACCCAGTGGGTCGAACGGGGACTGGGGGCCGTCCAGAAATCCTGCTCGTACCGCCAGAACTGGAGGCGATCGCTGAGGCATTGTACCGCAATCAAAACTTGGGCATGACCAAGACCAGCGAGTCAAACATCTACGCCGGGAAGTACCGGCCAGTCGTTGCGTGGCAGTTGTCGGACTCGACTTACACCGGCTACAGCACGACCGCGTTTTACCTGCTCAATTCGCCAGGCTATTTGCCGACGACCGTGGTGAGTTTTCTCAACGGGGTCGAAACGCCGACGGTCGAAAGTGCCGACGCTGACTTCTCGACGCTGGGCATCCAGTTCCGAGGCTATCACGATTTCGGCGTGGATCAGGCAGAGTATTTGGGCGGAGTCAAGTCCAAGGGTGCGGCTTGATAACTGCGTCCTAAGTGCGTAATGTTAAATTCAAATAAGTTCAACTGAAAGATAAAATCATGGCTCAATCGCCAGCAATCAGATACACGAGCGAAGACGGCAAACTCGATTACACCCCAGCCAGTGCAGTCACAGGCGGTGACGTCACGGTCACTAACGGACTGGTGACAATTGCGGAAATCGACATCGCCAGCGGGGATCAGGGAGCAGCCGTTTATTGCGGGCAATTCCGCGTCCCCAAAGACACTAGTGTGTTCGCAATCAACGATCCGGTCTATTGGAACGCGACCGGGTCGCCAGTCACCGGGACTGCATCCAGCGGGGCCGCAACATCCACAATTGGGGCTAACACTCTAATGGGATTCGCGATCACGGCCGCGCTAACTGGTGACAGCGAGGTAATTACCCAACTTCAGCCGACAACCCCGCAAAGCGAGTTATTTTCGTTTATCGAGACGATTGGGACCGCTGCGGTCACGCATTCGACATACATCGTGCCGCGAAAAATGCGGCTGATTTCGGTTGATTACGTTCACGCAACCGGGTCAACATCGGGGACGTTGCAGATCGCAAAATGCACGGGGACGCAAGCGCCGGGATCGGGAACAAACCTGCTCACTGGCACCATTGATATGAGCGCAACGACGGTGGCCAACACGGTCACAGCCGGGACGCTGATTGCCACCGCCGCAACGCTGACATTCGCCAAGGGCGATCGGGTGGCGATCGTTATCGCAGGGACTTTGACGAGTCTTGTCGGGGCTCACGCTACTCTGACATTCGTTTACATTTGATCGGGAAAACATGACTAACATGCTCTCTGATGGTGTGGCATTGATGGTGACTTCGTTGCTCGACAACGCGGGCAGTGCGGTCACTTACACTGCCACAGTCTCAGGGAGCACGTTGGCCGTGAGTATGTTCCAGGGGCCGGAAAAGCCGACGATTGTGCAGGTCGGAAACGAGGTCGTTGAGATGATCATGACGGACTTTGTGGGGGCTTCATCCGACTTTGTGGGGGATCCAGTCCGAGGGGATCGTATCACAGTCGGAAGCGGGGCCATTTACGAGGTCAGGCCGATGGGATCGAGCAAGCCTTACTACCGGACGCTGGGCCAAATTAGAATTCACACGCAGCAAATAAAATGACACTGACAATCTCACCAGCCGACGAAGCCTGCCAAGCAATTGTCGCTCGAATCAACTCGGGTGGCGAATACTCGCTTGCGTTGGACGCTCGTTATTCGCGAACGGAGATTGATTATCTCGAAGAGCTCGACCGGCTGCGGGTCGACGTGGTAGCGGTTAGCGAAACACAGCCAAATGACCAATTGGACGCAAACGAAAATTCCAGCCACAAAATCCAAGTGGTCATCAGATCAAAAACGACACCGAAGGACGTTCAGGATCTTGCGTTAATCGTCCGTCAAGTTTTTTTGAGGCTCGACAATTTTGATTCATCGGATCGCCGTGTCTGCGTTTGGGAATGCGACGTTGAGGAGAAAGAAAACCCGGTTAAGTCGCTGCTTAATGACGCGAACCTGTTTGTTTCGGTGGTCAATCTGCGGGTCGAGGTGGTTCGATGAACGACTTGAAAGGTGTGGACAGGCTGATTAAGACGCTCAACGGGCTTGAGCGACAGATAGCGGGTCCAATCGCTATCCAAGCTGTCAAAGCTGGGCTTGCAGCCAGTTACAAAGCAATCAGGCCGCTAGTTGGCAAGGCCAGTAAGGCTCTTCGATACCGCGTAATGGCTCGCAAAAGACGTGATTTAGTCGAGGGAATAATCGGTATCGGAGTGGGATCAAAACCCACAAAACAGACGAGGTATTTGCCGACTCTCGTTACCGGGACCGAGCAGAGATTCCGCAAAACGAAATCAGGAAAAACCGCAGCAACCGGACGAATAATCGGAAATAACGGGGTGGCAATCGGCATGGCCGCGAGTTCAGCCGACGCCGCAGCCGCCATGGAAGCATCGATCAAAAAAAGCCTTTCAAGACTCTCAAGATAAGGGAAAATCATGGCAAAACTCAAAAGCCGTGGAGTTATTTTTGCTCAATACGTTTCCGCCGCCTACGTAGCAATGGCCGCACAGCAGTCGATTGATATCTCGGGCGAGGCATCCGAGACCAACGACACGACCACGCTGGACGGTGGCGCGTACAAAACCAAGGACCCAACTGGGTACGTCGATCCGCCAACGATCAAGCTTTCGGGTTTGTATGATCCCACAATCGCGACGTACACAAATTTTGCCGGATTGGTTTCAACGCCAGTTGCGACAAACTTCAAGGTCACTTACACAGACACCGCGCCAACAAGCGCGATCTATTCCGGTGTGGGATTCGCGATCGATAAAAAAATCAGTCCCGAAAAACACATCACCGCAGATATTACGATTGTGACATCAGGAGCCCCATCGTGAAGTGTAAGTTTATCAACGACACCGACACCGAGCCGAGTCTGTTGCCGGAATCCGAGGCCGCCAAAGCAGTCGCCAGACCGTCAAGAAATCGGGAAACAGGCGAGATCCGCAACGACTGGTATTTCCCGGCCGGCACAGAGTTAGACCATCTTGACGCGTGGAAAATGGTCAATTTTGGCATGGCAACCGCTGCCGATCAGGAGTGCGTGGACGCTTGCCAAAAAATCACCGCCGACGAAAAGACTCGACGTGAATTAGCCTACCAAGCCGACGCGAAGGGCATCAATGAAGAGGCTGATCGGGACTTGTTTTTCCGTGGTGTTATCATTGGCTATGAGCGTTTGCCGAATGGGTCGCTTGCCTACGTTCCGGGGCCAAACTGGGGCGATCACGCTCAAAAAATTCAGGCCGAAAAGGCCAAGGAAGACGAAGAACTATGAGCTTGCTTACGAAAAAATTCAAACGCGAACACTTCCCAGTTCCGGAGGCGGAAGGGCTGTTTGTCCGACCGTTAAAGAATTCCGAGAATCGACGGGGGGCCGCACTGGCCGACGACGCGGACAAGGTTTGGTTCACTATCGGCATAGTTTTGACGGACGCGGAGGGTTCGCCGTTGTTCGCCAAATCTCCAGAGGAAACCGATCAGCAATTTGCCGACCGCGTGAGAACCGAACTCGACGAAGCCGACTTCGACAACCTGCTGATGAGTAAGGTTTGTGATTCAATCGGAAAAGTCAGCACGTACAACCCGGAGACCATCCGAAAAAACTAATGACCGACGAGGAGCTGCGGTTCTCTCGTCGGCTTGGGCTTTATATCGGAAAATGGAATTGGTGGTTGCTCAAGGACATGCACACGCCCTACGAGTGGGCATTGCAGCGACTGGGGGACGAGATCGAGCCCCTCGGGGACAACCGAAACGACTTGCGAGCCGCGAGGCACACGACGGAATTGCTGGCCGCACTGGTCCCAGGTATTTCACAAAGCGAATTAACGGAACGAGCTCAAAATCTGCGGCAATATCTGGCAGTCCAGCAGCCGCCAGACGACGAGGTATTAACACCAGAGCAGGCCGCCGCGATCAAGGGAAATTAGCATGGCAATGGCCGACATGGTCGCACAATTGGGGCTTGATTCTTCGGGGTTTATTGCGCCGATCGAGGAAGCAATCGCCAAGCTGAATTCACTAGCCGCCGAGTCTCAGGCCAGCTTCCAAAAATTGGCCGCATCAACCGCACCGGCAGAAGCAGCCGCAAAAAATCTGGCGGCGACACAAGAACAGTCGTCAAAAGCCGCGTCTCAGGCCGTGGAAAAACAACATACGTCACTGATCGGGTTCGCACTCAAATCAACCGGAGTTCTTTCGCTGTTTGCGAGTGGTATCGCGTTGTTTGACCCAAAATTCAAAAAATACGCTATCGGATTGAGCTTAATTTCGATCGCACACAAAATCTATCAAGCAACTGTCGGCGCATCGATGGAAGCCGCGAGAAAAGCACATGCGGCAATGGCAGCAAAGCCAACCGAAACAGCGACGGCAGCAGTGGCAACGAGCACAGGGACAGGCAAGGCGGTGCAAGATGCAAAAAGCCTAGTTGCTAGCACGCTGGAAGTCGCAAATGTGATGGGTCAACGCGCGTTATTCGCTACCGTAATGTACAAGGCGGGGCTCGACGAAATCGGTGCAGCGGTAGCGAAAAACCTAAGCCTTGATTCTGCGATGATGAAATCGGTAACAGGTATCGCCAGTTCGTTCGCAACTGCCGCAGGAACTGGGATAGACATGTTCGCCGAAGGGATTAAAGCCTCGGGGCTTGCCGTCCTGCAGACTGTTACCGGGTTCGGCGATCTCACGGACGTCGTTGATTTTGGTGCTGCAAAAATCACTCAGGCCGCAAAATATATCGGCACCGGGATGACGTACGTTTCCGACAACGCCCGCGAGTTAGGGCTCCAAGTTGGCGCGTTTCTGGGTTCGGTGCAAAGCAGTATGTCACCGTTGGGCGATGGCATGTTCAACTCGCAGCGATACATCGAGGAAGGCCGCGAGCTCAACAAGCTGATCGAGCAATCCAAGCTACGAGACGAGGCGCAGGCCATACAAACAAACGCAATCAAAGCCATAGCAACCGCCGAGGAAGCCGCATCGCGAGGCAGGCAACTGGCCGTCGATAAGGCTCGCATCGGATCGATTCAGACCGTGGCGGGAATCGACGCCGAATTGCAATCGCTCAGGGTCAAGCAGGGATTTATGGACAAGGATGTTCAGAAATCAAAAGAATATCTCAAATATATCAGCAACGTCACGCAGGCTCTGGAAAACCAGCGAACGACACTCATGGCAGGCGAGGCAAAGCCTGAAGAGGTCAAGCAGTCTGATGCAGCCAAATCTTATGATGCCGCACAGCAAAGCCTAATAAAACTGCAAATGGGGCAGGAAGCCTACGCACGAGCCGCAATCATGGCGATGGACGCGACCGACGATGAGGTGGTGGCATTGCTCGCATTGCATGACCAGACTGTGGCACTTGAGGCCGCACAAAGGCAGCAGCAAAAAACTGATCAACTTTTCACGCAGGGTGCAAATAAAATCACCGACATGAAAGATCAGATCGATTTGCTGACAGGAGCCGCGACGACAGCACAAATCGAGATGAGAAAGTTGTCCCGAGCCGGTTACGACGAAGAGCAAATTAAGGAAATCGGCAGGCTGACGGAGCAAACGGAAAAACTCAGAGCAAAGGCCGCAACAGGACCGGGTGGCGGTGCGGGAGGGCTCGACAAAGCGATGGCAAGCCAGTCTAAGGCGTCGTTTGCGGGATCATCCGAGACAGCCAGTCTGTTTCTTCGTGGTATCGGTGGAGACTCGGGAGGCGTGCAGCAAAAGCAGCTTGCAGCACAGCAAAAAATGGTTACAAGCCTCGACCTGATCGCCAAGCAAGGCAGTCCCGCAAGTTCCGACGCAATCACAACCGCAAATTTTGTGTGAACCATGGCAATATCAGTTGAAATGCTCGAAGAATCAACATCGGAATACATCGCAAGCGATGGAAAGCCGGTGATCGAGATTACCGAAACGTACTTGATGCAGGACTCAACCAGCAGCCGAGTCTACATCAATGCTGCGCGACTAAATTTTCACGCTGCGACCGGGATCATTCCGGGGGCCGCACACGCCTCCACGTCGGTAATGCGATATCGCAAAGTCGATCCAAAGCGAATGCCGACGCGGCAACCGTATCAGCAGTGGACGGTGGCGTGCACAGCAACCACGGACTGTCCGCTAATTGACGACCCAAATCCCGCCAACAGGAGATGGAAGCGATCGGTTACCGACAGCGATCAACAGCGTTTCATTTTTCGAGATCGCAACGACAAATTGATAGTAGACGCAGCCGGATCGCCGTTTGACGGTGGTGTTCCAGTCAACGTCAAGCTAATCACCTACAAGTGGCAGCATAACACGGATTGGAGCCAGTACGATCTGGGCCGAATCGGCAACATCTCAGGCACAATCAACAGCGATACTTTTTTGGGTAAAGAGCCGCATACACTAATGCTGACGTATGCCGCAACCGAGGAATTCGAGGGAGAATACCATTTCGCCAGCGAGGAATTCACAATCATTTACGATCCGCAGGGGTGGCGACCAAAGCCAGCCAATGCCGGACTGTACGAGTTGTACTCCAGTTCAATTTATTCGAACGCAACCAAACGACGCCGAATCAAAGTCGATGGAAAAGACGCGGTCGAGCCGGAGCCGCTGACCAGAGCCGGGGCAGTGATCCCTTACACGCAACGGCCAGACGCTTGCAACTTCATCACCGTCGATTACTACCGTGAGATCGCGTTTAGCGACCTGGGGCTACCGACAACATGAGCGAGCAATTTAACCTCTCGAAGAAATCGATACGCGGGCTTGCACGAAACAACCGCGAGCAACGGGGCCGACTCGCGCCAATTACTCAGGTGAGCCGCCGGGTCGTCGACGTGTTCCAGCCGGTTCGGATGATTGTGATTCAACGAAACGGTATCGGTGGAATCGACGAAAACGCAGCCATCACTCGGGGAGGCGGGGTTTTTTCTGCTGCCGTACTGGACGACGACTCCGCCGATGACGTGCAGGATTTGCAAGACCCAGAGAAAAACACAGTCGTCCAAGTCTCAGCGAGATTCATTTCGACGGTGCTGTTTACCGGACAGGAGTTTGTCGGCTGCGGACAATTGACGCCGTTTTCCGATCAGGCGAACGCCAACACAACCTTCGATGTGATTAGTTCACCGGGATTCACGCAGTTTCACGCAACGTATCGCGACGGGACAGCTTGGAATTGCGAGGTAGACTACCGGACAGTCAGTAGCAACTCAAGGGCCGCAATCGCGAGCCGATGTCGGGTAAACGCAAGCAATCGCACAGGGCAGACGCTCGTTGATGGCCAGCGGGTGATAGTTCAACTTGATGCGGTTTATGGATGGGTGATTATCGAATTCTTCTGCGCGGACGGCTACGTAGATCCGAGCGTGGATCCCGGAATTGACGGGACCGGGGGAGGATTCCCGCTACCATGACGACACGACACCGAAAATGCGGGTGCGACTGCAACGACCAGGCGCGATGGGTCGAGGACGATGGCATCACTCAGGCTACGTTCGATTGCGGCTGCGCGGACAACGCCAAACCGCCGTGTGTTTACTACGCAAATTTTGAATGCGCAATCACATACAACGGAGACATTTTCCCGCAAGTCAGAGCAGGAGTGTTGCCGTATGCTCGCGGGACAAATTATCACGCAGAGCAGCTAAGGCCAACGTGCAAATGGGGGCCAGCGGGTCGATACGTTTCGTTTCGAGGTCAAAATAACACCTCGTTCTTCGCGAATACCAAAGACTCATTGTATTACGCGGCGAATCACGAATCATGCACTTGGGATGACGTATTGCGGCTCGGTTACGTGCATCCCGGCGGTTTTATCACTGGCTCGTTTGATGTGGGACGATTTCCAGACGCATGGCAAGCCATGGAGCAAGATATTCGGTGGTCGCTTTCGATAACAGAATCGCCGGTGACGCTGACGCATTTCGGCGGCGCGAAGTACGTTCAAAAGACGGAAGAAACCTGGGATTGTTTTGGGCCGAATACGTTATGGCTAGACCGCGATCCCGCAGAGTATGGTGACTACTCGACTCTCCCAACATTTGTCTGCGTGACACCCGATGTTTTTGCGGCCAAAAGCGAGCCGACAAGCTGCAGGCAGTGTTACGCGACGACGATCCCAGCAATTTCCGCGACAGGCGTTTCGATCCCGAGCCAAAGACTTGAGTTTTTACGAGCGGGAACCGAAGACGAGGGAGAGAATTTCTTTGGATTCGAGACACGGGGCAACGTCAATTCACCGTTTTTATTCAAGGGAAAAACGGAACTTGACGAGCTCGAAGGGCGCGAGTTTTGCCAGTTAACGTTTGTCGATCCAATCGTTAGTGGGCAGACATCGCGAGCCAGATTGCAATTCCCAATCGACTTGGACAATTACGGATCGCAGTATTTTGGGAATTATGAGTGCGATCAGTTTGCCTGCGGTGAGGAAAACACTTTCGTTCTCTCGTCGGGGTCAGCATTGTGGCCAGCAACATTGACGCTCACGCCGGGAAACTGCACGAGAAGCGATCAGCACATGTGGGGACCGTGCTGGAAATCTGACGGTCCGCTATCGTGGGAGGATGGTTATCCTCGCGGATCAACTGAGGAATCCCGCAGGAATTGCTGTGATCCGTGGTGTTCGTGCGCTCCGGGCTGGCTCAAGGTTTTCAATCCAAGCGGGGCCAATCTGATACAATCATTTGGCGGGCTTATCACGCCAGTAATCGCAGGACAGTCATTTTGCGAGGGGGGCCGATACGGGCTAAATTCCCCAAACAGCGTCAGTCGAGAGTGGTGCTTGCCGACAGTCTACGCAGCCGACGGGACGGCGCACGAAATCTGCATGGTGCTGTATTGCGGGGAGCTGGGCGGGGGCGTTACCTGGCTGATTGATTGGTATTGTGACGGAACGTTTGTGGCCACGCGAAACATGAATCAGGCGCTGAATTGCTGCCCGAACCAGATGTCGCAACTGGGGCCAGAGATGCCGTGTCTGCCGGGGGCGGTGCTGTGCGTGGGGATCAATATTGAGCCCGCTTGCGAGCCGTTGTGTTGCGACACCCAGCCAAACACCCTGTACATCACATTCACGAGCTCTTGTCCGGGACTGACTGGCCAAACCGTCGCGTTGACGCGAGTCAGCCAAAATTACTGGCTGAATCCGTTCGTGTTTTCTGGCTTTTACATCATTGATTTGACGTGCGTGGGCGGAAATTGGACGCTAGGAATTTATGCGACCGGATGCACGACATATCTTTACAGCAACAACATTTCATGCGAGCCGTTCATCTACGGTAACTTTCCACAAATCACACTAACCTGCGTGGGTCCGCTGTGCAGCGTTGGTGACACGGTATCGGTGGTGCTGTCGATATGAGCAATCCAGAGTGCGAACAATTCTCAGGTCGATTGAAAGACATTTGCAACGGTACTGCGTTGGTTGATGGGGCTCCGATCAATCCAGAGCACGTCAAACACTTTCGGGTGATACATGGGCTTGAACCGGGTCCAGTGTGGCAACCGGGGGACAAGCCGCGAGGACTCGGGGACGTAATTGCGACCGTGACGCATTACACTGGGATCGCCGCTGTGGCGAAGGCAATCAATCCTGATTGTGGGTGCAGCAAGCGACAAGAATTCTTGAACAAAAAACTACCTTTCGGGGGGAATCCATAATGGCAGCAGTCAACTGGACTGGCAACGCGACCGGGATCAAGCAGGTCGCAACCATCACGATCGGCGGGACGTGGGTGCAGGGCGACACGGTGACAGTCGGCAACTCCACCACCGGCAAAAGCATCGTTGTCACAATCGGAGCCACAGTGACAGTGGCAGGGGTCTGTACGGCCATCGCGCAAGCG